CACAGTATCACGGGTAAAGCACTGCACGATTTGTTTGTTAAAAAATACCATCGTAATCCTGATAGTTGGATTAAGAATAAACTAGATGAAGGTGGTGATAATGACTTACAACAAGAAGTTGATAAGTTTTGTGATTGGGCGTGTAAACGTTTACATTTAAAAACTAAGCCACAGATTGAACTTAGTATGGATACTGAAGAAGCACAAAACAATCATCACACCGGTGGTCATCAAATGGGTGAAGATAAAATTTGGGTATATGTAAACAATCGCAACCTAGTTGATATACTACGTACAGTATTCCATGAGTTAGTTCACGTTCGTCAAGGTGAACTAGATATGATTGACCCGGGTGATAGTTATCCTGGTAGCCCGATAGAAGCAATGGCTGATATGCTTGCGGGCAAGTACATCAAAATATACGGTGAACAGAACCATCATATCTTTCAATAAAGATTAATCTATGCTATACTGCATAGATGATTAAGCTAACAGTTCCATTACCCAAACAAATCACAGTCGCTTGTAGCGGTGGTGTAGATAGTATGGCAGTTGTTGACTTTTTAAGTCGCAAGCACGAAGTAACGATTGCCCATTTTAATCACAGAACACAGAACGGTGAAAAAGCCTCACAATTTGTTTCTAAATATTGTGGTGATAATAATATCTCAATGCTATATGGATCACCTCGCAGTCAAAAAGGTAGCAAAGAAAGTCAAGAAGAATACTGGCGTAGAGAACGCTATGAATTTTTAAGTGGGCTTGGCCCTGTCATCACTTGTCATCACTTAGATGATTGTGTTGAAACATATATCCATTCTGCACTTAATGGCACACCCAAAGTTATTCCATTAACACGCAACAATGTATTACGCCCGTTCCTAACTACACGAAAACAAGAGTTCATCTATTGGTGCGAAAGCCATAATGTACCTTGGATTGAAGATGAGTCAAACAAAAACTCACGCTATACCCGTAATTACATTCGGAATGAATTGATGCCACACGCATTACGAGTTAACCCAGGACTACATACTTTGGTCAAGAAGATTGTAGAAGGTAAACAAAATACTTGACTTCTCTACGCAGTTCAAGTATACTAACTAATTATTTAAGGAGAACCTATGTCAGATTACAACAGAACCTTTAACGGTGAAGCAAAGATTAAACTAACTCAACTGGTCAATGAGGGTATGACTGTACTACACGAAATTGATACATTGAATGGTGGATTGAACGACACTATCAAAGCAGTTGCAGAAGAACTTGAAATCAAGGCTTCTACATTGAAGAAAGCAATTAAGATTGCTCACAAAGCAAGTCTAGGTCAGACTAACAAAGACCACGATGAACTCAACACTATCTTGGAAACAGTGGGCAAAACACTTTGAGTTACGTTGACGCTATTCACAGCAGGGATGAGGATCGTATCTACGTAGTAGAACGGGATAATAACGGCAAGCGTCAATACAAAGAGTATCCTACAAACTATGTAATGTATTATCCTGACCCTAAGGGTAAACATCGTAGCATCTATGGCGATCCAGTCAGTCGTTTCAGTACTCGCAAACGACAAGAGTTTGAAAAAGAAAGACGCATTCATTCAGGTAAGAAATTATTTGAAAGTGATGTTAATGTGGTCTTTCGTTGTCTTTCAGAAAACTATCTTAAAGTTGATGCACCTAAACTTCATACTTGCTTCTTTGACATTGAGGTAGACTTTGATCCTGATAAGGGTTTTAGTCCTACTAGTGATCCATTCAATCCTGTAACTGCTATCAGTTGTTACTTAGATTGGCTAGACCAATGTATTACATTAGTGATTGCTCCAAAACATATGAGCAGTGAAACAGCCCAAGAAATCACTAATGAGTTTGAGAATACAATGCTATTCAAATCAGAGAAGGAAATGTTTGACGTTTTCTTTCAACTTATTGAAGATGCTGATGTGTTAACTGGCTGGAACTCAGAAGGCTATGACATACCCTATATGGTCAATCGTGTTACTAGAGTGATGAGTAAAGATGACACACGCAAGTTCTGCTTGATGGGTCAACTTCCTAAAGCTAGAGAATACGAACGATTCGGTAAGAGTGAAACAACTTATGATTTAGTAGGTCGTATTCACTTGGACTATCTACAACTATACAAAAAGTATAACTATGAAAGTCGTCACAGTTATAAACTTGACAGTATCGGTGAGATGGAAGTAGGTGAAAACAAAACTCAATATGAAGGTACGCTTGACCAATTGTATAACAAAGACTTTAAAAAGTTCATTGAATACAACAGACAGGATACAATGTTGTTGGTGAAGATTCACAACAAACTAAAGTTTTTAGAATTAGCTAATCAACTTGCACACGAAAACACAGTACTGCTCCCAACAGTGATGGGTTCAGTAGCAATGATTGAGATGGCAATTTTTAATGAAGCACACGAACGTGGGCTAGTTGTTCCAGATAAAAAACGAAAGGTTGAAAATGAAGAAGAAATCCAGCAGGCAGCAGGTGCCTTTGTTGCTACGCCGAAAAGAGGAATGCACGAATATGTCGGTGCAGTTGACATTAACTCGCTCTATCCCTCGGTTATTCGAGCCCTTAACATGGGCGGAGAAACCATCGTTGCTCAAATCAGACAGACAATCACAGACCAGTATATGAAAGACAAAGGCCTTCGTTTAGCTAGTGAGAAGAAACGCTATAAAGAAGGTGATGATGATGTGACTGGTGCTATTCTATGGGAGAACCTGTTTGGTGCATTAGAGTATACTGCAATTATGAACCAAGAGCGTGGCACTATGCTTACAGTTGACTTTGAAGATGGTCGTACTGAAGAAATGTCAGCGGCAGAAGTGTGGAAGATGGTGTTTGATAGTCATAAGCCCTGGATGCTTAGTGCTAATGGCACAATCTTTACTTATGAAAAAGAAGGTATTGTTCCTGGACTATTAACACGTTGGTACTCAGACCGTAAAGAAATGCAGAAGAAGCTGAAAGAAGCAACTACTACTGAGGATAGAGAATACTGGGACAAGCGACAACTTGTTCGTAAGATTTTATTGAACTCAGCATATGGTGCATTGTTGAATGAACATTGTCGTTTCTATGATAAGCGTATAGGTCAAAGTGTTACTCTAAGCGGTCGTCAGATTGTTCGTCATATGATGAGTACAATCAATGAATCAGTTGAAGGTACGTATTCACATGAAGGCAATGCAATTGTGTATGGTGATACTGATAGTTGTTACTTCACTGCTTATCCTACACTTAAACCACAGATTGATAAAGGTGAGTTAGTATGGGACAAAGAACTTTGTATCGGACTATACGATAGTATCGCAGACCAAGCTAATGAAAGTTTCCCATCATTTATGGAGAAGGCATTTCACGCACCTCGTAAGAACGGTGAGATTATCAAAGCTGGTCGTGAATTGATTGGTGATCGTGCTATCTTTATTGTTAAGAAACGTTATGCTATTAACATCTTTGACAAAGAAGGTAAGCGTAAAGATAAAGATGGTAAGCTTGGTGATATCAAAGCTATGGGTCTTGACTTGAAACGTGCTGATACTCCTAAATACATACAAGAATTCTTAATGAATGTATTGCAAATGGTTCTGCAACAAGGTAAAGGTCGTGAGGAAGTTATTGAAGCTATCAAAGACTTTAAACGAGTGTTGACTGCACAAGATAGTTGGACTAAAGGTTCTCCTAAAGGTGTAAACAAACTTACAATGTACGGTGACTTAGAAGCTAAGAGCAGTACAGGTCGTGCTAATATGCCCGGTCACGTTCGTGCGGCATTGAACTACAACTACTTGCGTAGAGTAAACAGCGACAATTATAGTCAGAAGATTATTGATGGTATGAAGGTAGTAGTATGCAAACTTAAACCTAATCCATTAGGCTTCACCAGTGTCGCATATCCAGTTGACGAATTACGATTGCCAAAATGGTTCACAGAGTTACCCTTCGATGACCAAGCAATGGAACAAACATTGGTTGATGAAAAGATTGATAACTTGTTGGGAGTGCTTGGTTGGGATATTCGTAGTAGTACAGATACGAATAGTACATTTGATGATTTATTCAGCTTCGGGTAAATTGATATTGCTTTACGCAATAAAATATAATATAATAGATAACATAAACTGCCTAAATAGGTATACAAAGGAAAAACATGAAAGATTATTTACAAGATTTAATTACACACACAAACGGTCTAGGTGATGTAGACTTAATTAAAGTTTCAGGTACTGATACCGAGACAAACATCAATGCAATTTCAGAAAAGAAAACTGTTATTGTATCAGGAGTATTGAATAGCCCAATCAGTGACTTCATCGGTGTGTTCGGTATGCCTAACTTAACTAAACTCAAAACTATTCTAGGTTTTGATGACTATGATGAACACGCTAAAATCTCTGTATTACGCACTAATCGTGATGGTGTTGATGTACCTAGTACTATTCACTTTGAAACAAAAGACGGTTCATTCGTTAATGACTATCGCTTGATGACTAAATCAATCGTAGAAGAAAAAGTTAAAAGTGTTACATTCAAAGGTACTACTTGGAACGTTGAGTTTGAGCCTACTATTGCAGGCATTCAAAGACTAAAGAAACAAGCAAGTGCTAACAGTGAAGAAGAACATTTTACATTTTCAACAGTTAATGGTGACTTAAAAGTTAACTTTGGTGACCCATCAACTCACAGTGGTAACTTTGTATTTCAACCAGGAGTTACTGGTTCGTTGAATAAAGCTTGGAACTGGCCAGTTAAAGTGTTCTTAGCTATTATGGACTTGCCGGGTGATAAGAAGGTTCGTATCGCCGATGCAGGTGCGACTGAGATTACAGTAGACAGTGGTCTAGCTACATATACATATCTATTGCCAGCTAACGCAAAATAATGGAACAAGACAATCTATCACAAAAACAAAACCCAGACTGGGCATTGTTCTTACCTGCAGTCAGTAGTTTTTATATCTCTGGCTTGGGTAAACAACGTAAAGGTGAACAGTACTTTGATACTGCACGTATCCCTGCTCAATTCAACGGTGATGTAGAGAAACTAAACTTTCTTAATAGCAAAGAGGGTCTCTATTATTACAAATGGGGATTGTACTCTGCTGGTCACGCTAACTTAGATACTACTAAAGACGATCCTAGTGAATCAATCATTAGAGAACGTGAAGAAGGTACGTTTATGTTGGGTGACAGTGGTGGATTTCAGATTCTTAAAGGTCAATGGCCAGCTGATTGGAAAGATCCTAACTGCCCTAAAGCTATGATTAAGCGTAAAGCAGTATTGAATTGGATGGATACATATATGGACTATGGTATGGTCCTTGATATCCCTTCACAATCACTAACTACCTTTCATATGAAGGATCCTAAAACAGTTGAGAAAGATTCAGAGGGTAAACCAATTCCAGGAACTGGAAAAAGTCTTCATGGTATTAGTACTATTGAAGAAGCTATTAGTGCTACCCATATCAATAACGAATACTTCATTAACAATCGCAATGGTAAATGTAAGTTCTTAAACGTATTACAAGGTCGTACACATAAACAAAGTGATGATTGGTATGCTGAGATGAAAAAGTATTGTGATCCAAATATCTATCCAGATAATCATTTTAATGGTTGGGCATTCGGTGGTCAGAATAAGATTGATGTTCATTTGATGTTAACACGTATGGTTGATATTATCTATGATGGTTTACTGGTAGAAGGTAAACACGACTTGATTCACTGTTTGGGTACAAGTATCTTAGAGTATGCTGTATTGTTTACTGATATTCAGAAAGCTATTCGCAAGTATCATAACCCTAAACTACAGATTACATTTGATTGTGCAAGCCCATTCTTTAGTGCGGCTAAAGGTTTAGCATATTTCAATACAAGCATTGAGCATAATAAGAAATGGTCATACAGTATGGAAAAGACTGCTGAAAAGAAAAGTTATGCTAATGATAATCGTAAATATCGTGATGCTGTATTGGCTGAAGGCATCCATAAAATCTTTACAGATAGTCCAGTAACTGATAAACTAGTGCTTAAGGATATGTGTTATCGTGGTCAAGGATTTATTGGTCAGCACGGTAAAGAAACTAAAACTAGTTGGGATACATTGAGTTATACATTGATTCAAAGTCATAACGTTTGGATGCATATGAATGCAGTACAAGAAGCCAATCGTCAATATGAGCAAGGTGTAGTACCTAAAATGTTGATGAATGAACAGTTTGAACGTGTATTGTTTAAGGATGTTATTGATGAAATATTCAGTAAGAAAACTAAACAGGAAAGTATTGATTTAATTAATCAAAACAGTAGACTATGGATGCAGTTTCAATCAGGTAGTCAAGGTATCAGTGGTAAGAAAACAATGAATGCACTAACAATGTTTGACCAATTATTTGATGTAAAAGATGAACCAGAGTTTGAAGAAATCATTGAAGATAGTGATGATGAAATTTCTAAAATATTAGGAGAATAATATGCCATATAAAAGTCGTATTAAAACACTAGAAGAATCAATTAGATTGTTAGACAATCAACTTTTTCAATTAGAAAAAACTGGTTCTACTGATACCAAAAGATTAAATGAGCTAAAAGAAACTAAAGATAAGTATTCCAAAGAAGTGCGATTAATGATTAGAGCACAATGGGACAATGACCATAACACTGTAGATTTCGGAGATGACAGATGATAGAACAACAAACACAAGCATTGGCTGAAAAACGTCAAAGAATTAAAGACAAAGCAGTACGTACAATTTTTGTGCGTTTTCAAAAAGAAGGTATTCATAAATACCCAGCGGCAGCAACAGACCCTAACTTGGCAACAGGTGATGAGTATGATGTTAGCTTTTTAGCAACTCCACATAGACACATCTTTCACTTTGAAGTGTCTATTGAAGTGTTTCACAACGACCGTGATATCGAGTTTATTCAATTCAAAAGATGGTTAGAGAATCAATATTCTCAAGGCATTCTTGCGTTGGATTACAAAAGTTGTGAAATGATTAGTGATGACCTCTATGATGTTATCGCAACTCGGTATCCAGATCGTAATATCGTTATTCAAGTATCAGAAGATAATGAAAACGGTGCTACGATTGTTTACAATACTTATAAACCCTCTCTTTCAATCGCTATTTAAAGGAATTAATAAAATGGCAAAACAACAACAATCTAATCCACGTGTTCAACAACTGTTTGAGGACCTAGAAGGCTATCTAGCTTTCTGTCAGGACTATGGATACAAATACGATGAGGCAACACTGTATGATATGCGTGTTTTTGCATATCGTCAGTATACAAAACTTTTGGCTAACAAATGGCCCAAGGATCAATGGCAAGAGGATACTCGTCCATGAACATCGTATTAGTCACAGGCGGCTTTGACCCATTACATACAGGCCACATCGCTTATTTTAATGCCGCAAAACAACTAGGTGATAAGCTTATCGTTGGCATCAATAGTGACGAATGGTTGGCTCGCAAGAAGGGTCAGCCTTTTATGCCTTATGAGGAACGTGCAGGAATCATTTGGGCGTTACAAGATGTTGATGGTATCATTAAGTTTGATGATAGTGATAACACTAGCAGTGATGCTATTGTTAAACTACGTGAAATGTATCCAGAAGATACTATTATCTTTGCTAACGGTGGTGATAGAAATCAATCAAACATTCCCGAAATGGCAGGATTCGAAGAAGATGTGAATCTATTATTTGCATTCAATGTAGGTGGAGACACCAAAATGAATTCAAGCAGTTGGATTCTACAAGAATGGAAAGCACCCAAAACAGAACGTGACTGGGGATACTATCGTGTGTTGCACGAAGTAGATGGTACTAAGGTAAAAGAACTTACAGTAGAACCAAAACAATCTCTCAGTATGCAGAAGCATTCCAAACGTAGCGAACATTGGATCGTTACTGAAGGTAAATGCAAATTGCGTAAATATGCCGAATCGGGTGAATTGACTGAGACAGTACTTAGTAAACATGATACAATTACTATTCAACCTGATGAATGGCATCAGTTAGCTAACACATTTACTAAACCGTGTAAAATCGTAGAGATTCAATATGGTAAGAAATGTGTAGAAGAAGATATTAAACGACAAAATGCATAAACTATTTTACATGGGCCTAGAGCCTTACAAAGCACGATACACACTACAGTTACAAGACTGGAATGAAAGTGTATTCAAACGCAGGGGCATTAACTATGTTATTGTTCCGGGCGAAACATTATCTAATGACCAAGCTATTGTTACAGGTCAAGTACTAGATGCACACGGAAGAACATACTTTGGTATGAGTCAACTAATGAATCTAGTTAAGATGATGAAGCAAGGCGATGTAGGCGCAGGTGATATAGTTTATTTTGAAGATATGTTTCAGCCGGGCATTGAATCATTGCCCTACATTATGAAACAGATTCCGATCACAAGTCGTCCTAAGATTTTTGTTCGTTGTCTAGCACAAAGTATTGACCCTGATGATTTCGTACACGTATGGGGTATGAGTGAATTCATGGGTCACTATGAAAAGATGGTTGACTCATTCGCTGATGGTGTGCTTGCTAGTAATGAAGAAATGGTAATGCATATGAAGATTGCAGGTTGGAAGGCACCGATCTACAATATCTCAGGTCTTGCATTTGGCAAAGAAGAAGTTCGTGGTCGTATCAACAATAATATCAAGCCGTTCAATGAACGACCAATGCGTATTGCATTTAGTGCAAGATGGGATCAGGAAAAGCAACCAGACTTCTATATGGATGTGATTGAAGAATTCTATAACCGCTATGGTCAGAAGGATCGTCATGGTGTATATCGTGGTGTAGAGTTCTGTGTGTTTAGCGGTAGTAAATTGAAAAGCAATAATGATAGTTATATGCAACGAACAAAAGAAATGCAAGAACGCGGTTTGTTGCGTATATGTGAGGACCTAGATAAAAATGCATACTATGAGTTACTAAACGATACTAGAGTATTGTTTAATTGTGCATTACAAGACTGGGTTAGTAATACAGTAAGTGAAGCAGATGCATTAGGTGCTAATGTATTGTATCCGGCATATCGTAGTTTCCCAGAAACGTTTGCGAATGATTATACTAGACTTTATACTCCCTGGTCTGTTGAAGATGCAACCATTAAGTTGTATCATATGTTACATCAGCCGCACGTTAATCAAGGTAAAATCAGTGATTGGACTGATGGTACTATTGATAGAATTTGTGATATCTTAGAAGGTAACGGACAACAATGGTTGCGTATGGATAGTGATTATAGAAAGCACACACGTGAGTCAAAATATTGATTTGTTAATTGCGGCTGGATGTAGTTTTACAGAAGTCCAACATCCTTATTCAGATATGGGGACAGAGATTCCTATAGTTGATTACCCTGATGTTTATTTTACGTGGACTGTGCATCTAATGCATCATTTAAAATGTAAGACAGATTATCAGGGTAGGGGAGGATCCGGTAATAGAATTATCAGTACAGCCGCAATTCATTCTACACTAGAAGCATTAAAAACTCATAACAGAGATAACATATTAGTTGGTATAATGTGGAGTGGGTCATATAGACACGATGTTTACTATTCTGAACCACTACTTGATTACTATAAGGATTTAGGTCTATCTAACATTGATTTAGTTACATCTGTTCATAATCCAACAAGTATTGTGGGCATAAACAATCGTAATTATTATAGAGTAATGCCTTATTGGGAGGATGAGTTATCAAAAACATATTACAAACATATATACGATGACCGTGGATCATTGATATCAACATTAGAACATATATTAAGAACGCAATGGTTTTTAAAGGTAAATAATATAAAATATTTTATGACTTCACATCATCCAGCTGCCTTACCCGAAACGCATAAAAATCATCCTGATGTTAAATATTTGTGGGATGCAATCGATTGGGATTCATTTCTACCGGTAAAGAATGAATGGGATTGGTTAAAAGAAAACGTTGATTCTAATTTAGATAGTATAATAGGTAAAAGTAACCCACATCCTACAACAGAAATGAATCAACGATTCACGAATGAAGTAATCATTCCATATTTAAAAGAGAGGAACTATATATAATGGCAACTTGGACACTAAAAACATTACACAAGAAAAGTGCAGTTGAAAAACAATTTTGGTACAAAGACGGTAAAACAATTATTCGTTATGAAGGTTATCGTTGGGGTACATTCTATTGTGAGAATGATGGGCAACCTGAGATTGACTTAGAAAACGCAGACGAGTATAATCTAAGTGATAGTGAGTATGATTGGGAGCTTGACAGTTTGGATGATGGATGTTGGGTTGAGTGGGAATATCCTGACAACATAACTGAAGAAGAAAAAGAAGAAATTGAAAATGCCTGGGAAGAAGAATTCTATGAAGGCATGGAAGAATTAGGATGGAG